TGCTGACTTCATTGAAGTTGCCTCCTCATTGTTCTCAATCAATCCTTTGATTGAAATGATATCATCCTTTATAGATGATAATTCTTCTTTCGATGCAGTTCCTTGCATCTTCTCAGTGATTGATGTATTGATTTTCTCAATCACTTGCTCTGGAGTTATTGTGTCCATTACTTTTTTTGTTTTTAATTAATAATTGTTTCCTACTATATTCCAATCAAATGCCTCTGGAATAGATGTAACAATCTCGGCTGAGTGAGTTTTGATAATCGGCTCAGTGAGTGCAAGGTCCATCATTCTGGCACTTAGATACTTGAGTCTCATCTCCATGTTATATTGTCTTTCGTCTGTCCCCTTCCCATTGATAATGGCCTTGGTGACAAGTTGTATCTCTTCATTTAATTTGAGAGCCATATCCTCTCTATGATGACCTTTGGCCACATCAATGACACCAGTGTGTTGATTTGCTCCAAAGGTTACTGCTGAGAACTCCCAAAGGGCCAACTCAGAGACTTCAAAGAATCCTCCAGACTCCATGTCCTTATCCTCAATAAATTTAATTTTATCTGATATGTACTTGAATCCAATTGAATGCTCTCTGATGATTCCATCTTTGTAGTCCTCCATTGCATCCTTCCCATCTGTTGAGTTGCCCAACTTGGCCACTACAAAAAGTCCATTTGTATCCTCTTCCATCTTGATTGGGATTCCTATTTGTTTCTGCCAATCATGGTGTCTCAAGAATGCAATCTGTCTATTTGACCCAGCTTGTGGTCCTCTCTCTGCTAATGACTTGGAGAATGCTCCCCTCACAATCATGTCATCATCTGAGTCAATTGTGTCAAACTTTGAGACATACATTGCCACCTCTCTGGCAGTTAGGTCAAGGTCTTTGAGTTCAAAGGCTCCTTTAATACCATAGTCAGTCACTGACTTCAATCTTGATTTATTCATGTTACTGGTGTATTATCTTACAAAAATAGTTAATTTTGTGATAACATGATTAAAATCTAATCAAAATTATGATTAAAATCTAATCTATCAAAATAAAATAAACATGGGACAAGGGAATGAGAGTACATTCTGGAGCAATTTTTTTGGAGTGAATCCAGACAAAGGTCAGAGATTTATCAATCAATTTGGGAATAATTTTGGAGCCAATCTGGACAATAGAATCTGGGGAGTCAAGCAACCTATCTGGATAGACACACATAATGCTTATCTGCATTATCTTGAGATTCCAGAGTTAAGGACCGTAATCAACAAGAGAGCTGACATGATGGCCAGTGCAAATCCAATCCTTGTGAATGAGGCTGGTGAAGTTGTGGACAATCACTGGGTACTTGACCTCATAAAGAATCCCAATCCAACACAATCATGGCATGATGTTATATTCTCTTTATCAGTTAATGACTCACTGTATTCCAATGCCTTTGCCTATGCTCCAAAGAGGTCATTTGATGTGGTCAATCTATTGGTCCCACTTCCATCTGACAAAGTGGTCATCAATACAACTGGCAAAAGACTCAAGCAGATGGACATTGAGGGATTGATTCAAGACTATGAATTCCACTATGATAATGCTAATGTTGACACACTCCAGACTGATGAGGTGATTTATCTCACCACTCCAGATGGACTCAACATCATCTCACCGAATTCCAGAATGGAGGCTCTCAAATATCCTCTCTCAAATATCAGAGCATCATATTCCAAGAGAAATGTCTTGCTTGAGAACATTGGAGCCATTGGAATTCTGTCAGCTCAGAAGGGAGACATGGGAGGAGCTATCCCAATGACTCCAGAGGAGAAAACAGATATTCAGAGAGACTGGTATAGACGTTCAAAGGATGAATTGATTATCACTGAGGCTGATGTCTCATGGCAACCAATGTCATTCCCAACTAAGGACCTCATGCTGTATGAAGAGCTGACTGCTGACAAGATGGCAATCGTTGATATTTTTGGATTGAATTCTTATGTATTCAGCCAAGAGAAGGGAGCCACTTTCTCCAATGTAAAAGAGGGACTAAAGATGGCCTATACATCATCAATCATCCCAGACACTGAGGCCATGTATGATGCACTCACTGAGCAGTTAGGTCTGGATGCACAAGGACTGAGATTGGTCCCAGATTTTTCTCACATCCATGTCCTTGCTCAAGATGAGAATCTGTCTGCCCAAGCATTGGACACAAGGGCATCAGCACTCTTGAAGATTCAAACTGCTGGAGTCACTTTGACTGAGGAGGAGATGAAGTCAATCATAAACTTATAGAATCAACACAGAGGTGTCTCAGATGCTCTCTAAGAGACTTTGATACTATTATGGACACAATGTATCAATGCACCCCTATTGATTGGGACACTATTGTCTGAATGCTTTCAACATTGACTGCATAAACATCCCCAGACCAGAGGCACAATCTGGAGCATCATCATTCTTGTTCTTGCCCTCCTTACTGAAGGAGTACATATTCTCAAGGAATTGGACACAATGAGAGTCCTCCCTTTGCACCCATCTGAATGTGTTGAGAATGAAAGCAGACTGCATGATGATTCTGGTCATCTTGTTGATGGTGTTATGTACTTGAAGGATTCTGGTCTTGGTCCTTCTGGATAGTTCTCTGGAGAACATTGCTCCCATTGAATTGGATTCCACTCGGCAATAAGTCACACCCCACTTGTCCAGCATGGCAGATGCTTGAGGGATGGTGATGTCTGTGTTGTCTCTGGTGAATATGTAGTCAACAATGTAAATATCTGAGCCTATCACTGCACCAACTATCATGGCCATGTAATCATTCCCTTGGTCAGCCACATCAATGTAAGCCATACATCCATTCATCAGAGTTGTCAGTCCCTTGTGATTGGGATTGGATGTGTCTGGAGTCACTGCTCTCACATAATCATCTGGTGTGACCAATTGAAGGCCACCAAACAATCTGCCCTCCATGTCCACTGGAGTCTGCTGATATTCACTGAGCCATATCTCCTTGGCCATCCTCTGTCTCTTGATTAGATACTCATCAGTAGTCATCACATTCTCACAGAATGATTGGTCCTTGTCATCAAGAGCTGAGACAACAATTGACTCATCATACTCATTGGACTCCATGGCCTCACCTATCACATCCATCACAGACCACCTTGTCCCAATGTCAATCTTGGAGCATCCAGTCTCCATCCTTGAGTCATGTGTTGCTGACTTCCATTGCTTAATTGAGTCATTCTTTGTGTCACTCAATGCATCCTCAAGGCCTCTGTACAAGTCATCTGTGATGGCCACCTTTGTGGCTCCAAATCCAATGATTGTCCCTCCCACTCCAGCTCCAAAATAGCTGACCATCTTGGCCTTGGATGTATTCCATCCTTGGAGATTCTTCTTGTCATCTGAGAGCCTTATGGATGAGAATACTTCCTTGAATTTATCTGAGTTGACAATGGCTCTTACATCATAGGAGAATTTGACATAAAGAGTGGCAGTGCAAGTGTTCCTCATCACTGACTCAGTTGGATTCCTTCCCAATGTCCATGCACAGAATAAGGAGGTGAGATATGACTTCCCAGCTCTTGGAGGCATAGAGACAGAGAGACTCTTGATGGTCCCATCTTCAATCCTCTGGAATGCCATGGCCACATCCTTGAGGAATAGTCTGCCCTCAAAGAATTCCCTCTCATAGTAGAGACAAAACTGCCAGAAGTCTCTCCTTGATAGTTCTCTCAATACTAATGTCTTGGCATACTCTGATGGAGTCATCATGCCTCTGGTAGTTTTATTGAGTCAGTGACAAGGTTGAGCAGTTCATCAGTAGGGTATCCAGAGAGGTCTGGAGTATCTTGTTGGACTTTGAATTCTTGCCTCTCAATGTATCCCCTCTCCTTGCCCTTTGTCTTGAGAAAGAAGATGACAGCCGAGGTGTTGCCCTTACCAATCATCTTCATCAGTTGAGTCTCTGCAAAGTCCAGAGCCTTATTGCTTAGGTCATCATAATTCTGCTTATATTCTGGAGACTCCTTCATCCACTTATAGTGATTGGTCCTTGAGATGTTCAGTGTCTCACAAGCAGTGGACACAACTCCCATGCTCTGCTCCAATGCAGAAAGGAGATTAATCTGGAGTGTGGTGAGATTTTCTCTTTTTTGTATGTTCACTTCTGTGTACGAGATGCCCTCTCCCTCACTCTTCTTGTCTTGTCCCATCTTCTTGTTGTTTTAGTGTCTCTGTGGCCTCCTTTGACCTATCTGAGACCATTGTGTTGCTTGTCTCTATGTTCTCTTAGTGTCTCTATTGATTGAGTGTACTATGTTCGGCCTTGAGTTGGTCTTGTCCCTCACTCCCATCTCCTTAATGTGCCTCTGCTCTGTGACTTCATCAATGGCCTCTTGCCAATCTTGGAGTCTGTCCATGTTCTCCTTGAGCCATTGCAACATCTTGAATGCTCTGAGTGAGTCTGACTCAAGTGTCTCCATCTCTTCTCTTATCCTCTTGAGTGGTGTGTGTATATTGTTTCTATTTTTGGTCATGGTCTGTCAATTATTTAGTGACTCTCTTCTCTCTTTCTCGGTTTGAATTTCATCTCCTCTCTCCTTGATTGCTCCAAATATTATGAGACCAAAAAATAGCATCATTAATATGATAGTTACCCAGTGTGATATGTCCTCTCTCCATGCTCTCATTCTATAAAAATAAAATAATTAATTTAATGACTATTGATATCCATATCACCGTTCCAATTACTATCAATAAACATCCAATTTTTTTCATACTATCTCAGTTTATTAATTTTTACACCCCTTCTGTATCCCAGTCATAGCGTGGCCTCGGTACTTCTCCATTTTTAGATGGTATCTATCCACAGAAAGGACAAAGTCTCTTAGAAGGCTTAAAAAGTGTATCCTTGGCCATTTCGCTGATTTGAGCAATTTGCCTCAATTATTAGCATAATTCTCCACTTTTTTATGCCTCATTCTTGGGAGTTTTGGTGTCCAATTAAACTGCTGAAAATTGCAAGTATCTTCCATAATCATCTCAATTTTATCCACCAATTCCATCCCATAAACTTGAGCCACTTCCACTGATTTCATCCCAGCAGATTTGTGAATCTGGAGAATCTGGAGTCCAGAAATAAGCATACCATACTCATCAATTATAATGGGCCTAAATTGTGCCACCTCCTCCCAATCATTCAACTCAACTCTCTCCACTGCTTTGTCAAAATGTTTCTTTCTTATTGACTCATAGTACATTATTTTTGAATATGGATATCTTCCCTCAGTGCAGATGAATCTGTCCTCATCATATCTGTCCATGTCAATCAGTTGAGGGAATCTCCATGACCATAGTCTTGGCTCCTCATCATTGAGTGAGATATCTGATATCATTATCTTTTTTATTATCTGCATAACCACCAGATGAAGAATCCAACAAGAGCCACAATGAGACTCCTCAAAATTGAGATTCCAATATACTTCATGTCTTGGAAGTATTCCACAATGTCTGGGCCATGTCCCATCACAAGAAAAATCATCAAGAATCTGTCAATGATGAAAGTGATGAGAAGTATTGGAGTCAAAATCACTCCCAAAATAATCATACCCATGCTCTTGAGTCTGTCTGTCTTATTGCTAATATTAACCTCTTCTCTATTCATTTTTTTATTTTAGTAGCATTAAGGGAGCCATGCTCAAAACACAACTAAATCACAGACTCCCTCTCTGCCAATATTATCTATCACAAATGTACTATTTTTCAGTTAACTGACAAGAAAACCAGATGGAGTGTACTTTCCCAAAAGTTTTGTATCTCTTGACCACAATTCCTCTCTCAGTCAGTATGTCAATGAATCCATCCATGTCCTTCATTGACTCCTTATTCTTCCAGAGGATTCCAGTCCTCTTCATATCCTCTGCATACATTGATGAGAATGTCACACATGGGACATTGATTGACTTGCCCTCCTTGAGCAGTCTTGCATTGTATGTCCCCAGCAGATACTTAATATATTTTTTGGAGGGATATCCAGTCTCCTCTCTGATTCTCTTCATGTTGCTAATTTAATGAATTTAACTGAATCAATGCACCTATTCTGATACATTGAGTCCATAATCATTCAAAAGTGTCTTAGAGAGCTTAAAAATGACATCTCTGTTGATTGTGGTGTCTGAGTCTCTGGATATGCAGACATTAAAAAAGAGAGCCAATTCGACTCCCTTCTCTTGATTCATTGCTCCTCCTTAGAATGGGAGGTCATCATCCTCAGTCATTGAGTTGATTGCATCATCCTCAAATCTTCTCTCAATGTTTCCTTGAATCTTTGGTGATGGTCCTCCTCCAGAGATTGAGGATATCTTCCATCCAGTCAATGAGGTGAAGTATCTCACAGCTCCATCCTTTGGATTGGTCCATTCTCGGCCTCTGATATTGATGTCAATCTCCACAACATCTCCCTCAGTGAATTGTTGAGCCTTCGATACTGATTCATTGGGCCACTCAATGCAGAGAGTCTGTGGATAGGTGTCATCTGTCACCAGAATCATCTCCACCTTGTTGAATTTTTCTGTGATTTGCATCAATGCTCCCACCTTCTTGATTGTTCCTTGTACTTTGTTCATGTTATTATATTTATTTATTCTTAAAAATTACTTTTTGTTCCTTTCTCATTCAACTCAAAGAGATATTCTCTGGCCATGATGATACATTCCTTGGCCTTCTTGATGTATTCAGCATCTGCCTCAAATTTGTATCTCTTGACTCTTGCCTCTGCTGGTATGTCATCAAAGGTCATGGATTGTCTGATTTCTGCCTCATACTCTTCTGGAATCTCAATGAATCCCTCAGACCATTCTGCTCTCCTTATTGCATCCAATATGAGTCTCTCTGGAGTGTCAACAAGACAATAAACCAATTGAAATGAGGTCTTTCCACTAAGCCACATGTATCCTTGACCTTGGGAATAGTATGCAGACTCAATGTCATCCTTGAAGTGAGGGAAGGTATGCACATCCCATGAGGACTTGATGTCCACCAATAGTCCAGCAGAATCCTCACAATTCAAATCAGCAGAATCTTCACAATTCAAGTCTGGCTCTCCAGTGATATATTCATTATTCATCCTTTGCTTAATGAATTCTACTCCATCAATGTAGTCTGAGGCAAGACCCCAGCCAAGGACATTATTTGCAAGGTGCATGGATTCTGTCTCTTGCTCAGTTCCCTTCTCAGTGTACTTGCTTGAGAAGTTCTTTGGTCTGTTGAATGTCTCCTCAATCCATAAGCCTTCCAGATAGGTCTTGGCTCCTTTGCTCAATTCTGGCTTTGAAGTTAATTTGTCAGTCAAGTAGTCTCTCCTCTCTGCTTGTTTCTCTGTGAGTTTTATTTTGTCCATCAGTGTGGCCAATTCTTGTCTCTGCTTTGAAGTTATCTCTTGACCTCTTCCAATGCTGGTGATGTGACTCAGAGATGAGCATCTGAAAAGATGCCCACTCCAGTCAACAAGTTTAATGCTCTTGCTCATGATTTAAGTGATTTTTTTTGTTGGTTAGTTAATGAGTATTTTGTCTCCAGCTCCTCTCTGGTATAATCTCCAGCAATGATTGACTCAAGAGCTTTCTTGAATCTCACATCTGAGAGAGTGGCCTTGGATGGCTTTGTCTGGACTCCAGATGCATCAATGTCAGAGTCAGTCACAAGACAAAGCATTCCAGAGATATGATATCTCTTCAAGTAAGAAATTGCCGACCCATAAACTTGGAATTCATTCATTCCTTTGAGTTGGACTCCTTGAGGGATATCCATTGTCCCCTCAATTGTCTCTCCAGATTCCACATGAAAGACTATGGTTGTCAGACTGGTCCCATTCACTATCTGAGTGAATCCAAGTCCATGCTTTTTGAGAAGTGGATTGATGACAGAGAATATCTCTGACAGATTAGAATAGGAGTATCCATATCCTTTGGTGTTCTTGTGGATAGATGGGACCTCTTGAGAGAATCCAGCCAGTGCCTTGCAAAATTTTGCATTCATTGTTTTCATATTTATTGATTTATTGATATTTATTTTTTTTTATGTATTCTTTCCTCCAGCGTTTCTGCATCTCTCCATTGAGTTTCTCTTGCAGTGCAGAAATCCAGAATATTCTTGCATTGTCATTGAGGTCAAAGTATCCATTCTCATCCAGAGTCTGGACAATCTCATCCAGTACAGAGGGAGATTTTTTTGCTCTCTCTCTGTTCCTTCTCTCTTGGTATTCAAAGAGGTCAGACATCTGGGATGCTCTCCCCATCAATGCCTTATCATCTGGCATTCCCTCCCATTTGAAGTCTCCCCAATTCCCTTCACCATTGTCAATGCACGAGATAAGGTTTCCCACTCCACACTTGACCACTTTCCTTGAGAATATGACCTCCTCCTCCTCTCTGGTACTATCTTGGAGAAAGTTCTCAGTCTCAATCTTCACTACTTTGTTGACCGTTCTCAAATATTGATATCCAATCTTATTGTCTGATGTTCTGCATCTTCCAGCATACACCAGAAAAATTCTTTTTTTTTCAATCATGATTCTTTTATTTTTACTTGTTCATACTCTCCAGATGGTTGAAAGTTATCCATCCACATTTTTATGAATTCTCTGGCCTCTTGTCGGCACATTCCAAAATGAGCAGAGACATATCTGCCTCCATCCATCATGTTGGTCTCTCCAGACTCTCTCAACTCATTGAGATAGTGGAGGACTTCTTGCTCCAATTCTGTTGTGTTTCTCATTTTTTTTGACATTTTAGATTAATTTATATTATTTGAGAGCCATTCACCAGAGTCATATTTGATGAATGCCTTGGCCTCCTTGAGTGTATACTTGAATGATGCATATCTCCTCTCTGATGAGGGACACTTGACCCAGAATCCAGTGGACTTGCTTGGGTCAACAAATGAGATGTTTGGCTCAATTATCCAATCCACTCCAAGGTGACTCACTTGCCATCCCTTTGAGACATCCTCTGGATTGATTTTTTTTGCTTTGATATCAGTGATGTTAATATTTTTGTCTTTAGCCTTGGCCCTCACATGGTCCCAACAATTGACAGAGGCATCCTTTCTCAGCTCCTTGTTAGTCTTAATGCTCCAGATTGTTTCACACATCCAAAATATGTCTTTATCACTTACATTCTGATAACCTTTGACCCATAACACAAGAGACTTCCCTTTCCAC